CGGGTCTTTCGGGTTACCCTCTCCCTATACAGGTTTTATTTATTTTCATTTTTATTTTGTTTTAAATCTTTTTTCTTTCTTTGCTGTTTTGGTAATATCCATAAAGACAGTATCGGCCACAGCTTCAAGGTCTCGATAAAGTCCTTTATATTAAGTATTTATAAGTTAATTAATTATGCTTCTTATTCGAAATGTTTTTCTTGGATGAATCACGAACTAAAGGTTCAAGACGTACTTTATTTTCGAATACTTGTGATATATTTTCTTCTTCATCTTCTTCTTTCATATCTTCTTTGATAGCTTCTATTAATTCTTTCTTTTCTTGAGCTTGACTTATTTCTGATTTCCTATTTGAGAATATTTGAATGTTGTAAATTTGTTTTGATGCGACATATCTTTTCATTGGTAAGTTTACAGTTTTCTGAAAAGTATCGCCGTCATATAATGAAACTTCTTGATTATATTTTGCTACAAATGCCCCAAAGTTTTGATGTATATCATTTAATTCATAATGTACTAAACCTGGGGGTGTAAAACGCCAATTATTTTGATTTAAAGCATTGCCTTCTGGTATACAAATAATATAATTTTCTTCATCTATATAAAGATAAGCTTTATAACCTCCATAACCTAATCTAACTTCACCTGTTGTTAAAGCATCATAAACTATAGGTATTTTACCAACACTTCTTGCAGTGGATGTTTTTGTTACTGAAGTAAAAGCCCAAACTGGTGTATTTTCATTTATCTCTATGTTTGTTCCATTATATGATGCTACTGCTCCTTCCTCACCTTGCTCTACATCAATATAGGCTCCAAAAGGTACATCTGAACTTGGATCTATGTTTATTAATGTATTATTCATATCTAGCTGCAATTGTCCATAGGTTATTAAACCAGTGTTATTATAAGAATTTATGCTACCTATTGGGTTCTTTAGTTCAAATGACCATGTTACATAAAAATATCCGGGAGTTACTCTTTGATTCGATTGATTCTTACATCCAATGGCCAGAGCTATAAAAATAAACGGATTCGACGTTGTTGAGAATTCTCCACCCATTCTATATAAATTAAATTGTAAATTAGATCTTGGTCTTATTCTGGTTGTATGTGGTACATAACATTGTGTCATAAAACCTCCATTAGATGTTCTTAAGGATTGTTGTAAATTATCGTTATCTATTCCATCATCCCAGATTGTTCCGCCTATAACATTACCTTGTTGAGTTACAGCACACATAGGTACATAAGTTATTTTAAAAAGAATTGGTCTATAATTTTGGTAACCTGATGCTAGTGCAGCTATTCTTGTTCCTTTCCAATATGCTGGATTAGCTGGTATTACAGTTATTACATTAGTGCTCTGGATTGGTGAGGTCAAATCATCAGGTATAGAATAAATTAAATCTCTTCCTGTAACTCTTACTGAATTTCCATTTTGTCTCAAAGTTTCGAACTTCTTCTTAAAATTTTTAGCTGAAGCAGCAGCAATCTTCCTACCTCTAATTACATTTGCTCTTTTCTTTCTATTATTAGGAAGTCTTTTGCCTTTAATTCGGATTTTCCTTTTAATTTTCTTTTTCGTAGTTTTAGTTTTATTTACAGTGTTCATATTTATTAAGTGCTTTGCCAAGCAGCGGGTCAAACCCTCGAAGGATACTTAATACATACATACAATATTTATAAAATAAAATAATATTAATAATAAAAATTATTTACTCCACCCCTACCTCCCTAAATAATTTTAATGATTATGTGTAAACATCATTCGTTTTCCATTTAAATTGATTGAAACATGTTCTTTTGTTTTGTCTATTATTTTAGTTACATCATCATATTGTTGTATGTTTTTGACATTCATTAATTTATCAATTATGCTACATCTAAAATCTTTTTCTAAATAATTTTTAGTGTTTATTTGATCTACAGTATTTAATAATTCATCTATATCACATTGATTTATACCATATTTTTCATTTAAGAATTTATAATACAATTGATCAAAAGTTTTTATATCTAAAAGTTCTTGTTGATGTTTCTTAATTATGTATGATTTGAATTGATTTACATATTCATATTTATCTAATGTTGATTTGATCTTTTTCATATAATTTTTACAATTGTATACATATTTATATTGTGAACACACCTCATCTTGACCTATTAACATCATTTTTTCAGCATATTTTCGATATATTGTTAAACAATTCTGATCACTTAATATATTTTTAGCATCTGCTATTAATAATTCGGCATTTAAAAAACGAAATTTGTGTACATTTGTACTAGTATTTGAGTATGTAAAAGGAGTCATTTGTAAAAATCTTTCAATTTTTCTAACCATTAAAAATTTATTTTGATCTCTATCATATAATAATATACAAGATAAGAATTCAGCCCCATTAATTTCTGGATATAAATCAAAGATTTTTGCAATTTGGCCAAGTCCATGTTTGACTGATATATCTTCTTTAGCATATACATATTTATAAGCAATATCTTGATATAATTGAAAATATTTCTTTCTCATGAATATTATTTGATCATCTCCATTAACCATTTCTTTAATTAAATTAATATCAATTTTTGGATTTTCTCTTTTAATATTATATTTTATAAATTCTACATAAAGCCATGATCTTAAAGTATTTCCTAAACATGTGTTCATTCTACCTGTCATTTGAGTACCTTTAACTTTATAAGTGAAATATTTAGAATATATAGTAAAATCCTGTTGTAGCACTATTTTCTTGATATCTTCGACACTAGCTATTTCTTGTAAGAAACTGCAATTATTTATCAATTTTTCAAAACAATAATTATCTACTATTTCTTGGATTGCAGAATGTTGGGTTGAATCAAAAGCACTTCCATCTGCACATATCACACCAACATCTGTTCCTATTTCTTCACACCATTTTTCAAATATTTTACATTTATCATAATTATTTGAACCAGGTCCTGACCATTCTTCATGATGTAGAACATCCATTAATATTTCACATAATATTCCCATTATTAATTTAACTCTCTTATTTTGTGCTGATATATTTCTAGCTTTCATTTTATATTTACCATAATTCATATATATTTTCTCATCAATTTTAACATGCATTTTATAAGCTAATATAACTTTACTCCAATTTTGATAATCCAAATATCCTTGTTCAAATTCATGTCTTTTAATTCCTAATTTAGATAGATAATTTGGAATATCAAAACCTATTATATTTGAAATATGTGGGTCTAAAAGAGCATCTAATTTTTTATGAGCAAATTCTTTGAAATTTTCCATAATATCATCATTGTAATCTACTTTAGATTGTACTTGTCTATATACAGCTTCACATTCACAATAAAAGCAATCATGTAATTTTAAAGGTTCATTACTCACAACATTATACCCATTTATCATAAAACCTTTTTGTACTAATGGTTGTTTATTTACAATTGTTTCTCTATGAATTATTTGTGGTTTTCTTATGCTTAAAATTTTGAATTTATTTTGGATTCTTTCAGTTAATTGTTCTTTTTTGATATATTCTTGCATATCTTTGCACATTAAAAATAAAGTTGACATCATTTCTTGAACTTGATTCATAGTACAACTACCTGGATTATATATAATTTTACTTACATATTGAGCATCTGTATATTGAGTGTTTACTAAAGATATTAATTGTCCAAATAATATTATTAATAGCACAATTCTATTTGAATAATTATTAATAAATCTCAATTTTATTAACATAAATACAAATTTAAATTTTGGGATTAAATATGATCCATATAATGATACTATCAAAAATATTATATGTTTTGCAATTCCATGGTTGAAATGTTCATTAATACAGCCTAATGATAAGATAATAACTCCATAAAATATACGACTGAATAATGAAACATCTCTGAAAAATATAATTTTACATAGATCATATTCAAGACTGCAATTTACCATCCAATCAAATAGTCCTATGATAGCATAAATAATTATTGATAATGATGGGACTATTGTTATTATTAAAAATATTCGATATAGTATATATGAAGTATTTTGTTTGTTATAGAAATTAATAAATTCTTTTAGTTTAGTATGATAATTTTCTAAATCTGATTTAATTAGTTTATCTTTATATTCGTTAAATAAATTTTGACCCATTTTCATAATAGTACCAAATTTAGTGTATTTTCTAACATAATTGATATATTTGTGAACTTCATCATAATGCTCTATGAATAATGTTTCAGAATAAGACAAACCTTTTATTTCTTCTTTTATTTTTAGGACTATAAAATATAAAAATAAATATATTCTAATAAAATAATATTTAAAATTATTTATAATTGATTTAGTAGATTTACTCGGTAGTTGTTGAGTTTCAATTAATTCATTTACATATGTACTGTTTATAACAGATGATGCTACTTTAACTGTTTCTTTTGCTATTTTCTCTGACTTCTTTGATAATTTTCTAATTTTTTCGACGAAACTATCTTCCTCTTGATATATATTTTCATCATACAAATTTTTATTTAATTGAACTTCTTTGTTAATAGTTTGATTCATTTTTCCCACATATCTTGCTGCTAAGATTGCTAAATATTGTGCAATATCATAATCTATCTCCATACTCCAATCTTCTCTTGCTAAAGTAATTATTGAAGATACAGCATTTTTAATCATGGCTGGTTTAATACTCATTCCCCTATACATATTTATAATACTATTCATATGTAATTTTGTTACTTTAATTCTTACTTTATATTTTGTATATTTATATTTATCATTATTTAATTTATCAAAATCTACTTCTTCATCATTTACATTTTTATAGCTTTTCAAGAATATTAATTCGTCATTAAATATAAAGAATCCATTATCATATTTATCTGTTTCTTTTAATACATATAATTTATCATCTGATAATATTTTTTCTCCATCTATCCATTTTTTAAAATATTCAAAATTTTTATCACTTAAAGTATTATCTGGTAATTTTTCAATTGTCTTTTTACATATTTTATATACATCATCTTTAATATCCGGTTGTTCAGCAATTAACATTTTAGAATTAAAATTATTATATCTAGTGTAAAATATTACTTCACCTGGTCCTTCCTCATATTCTATTTTTATAGTTATATATGACATTTCTTTTGTTACTGGGTAATAATTAATTATTTGGACATGCATTTTATATAAAGTCATTATATCAAATCTTTTAGGTGATTCAAAGCATGATTCAATCATTTCTTTTGTTAATTTGACTCCAAAGATATTTACATCATCATGTTCATAAGGAAATTCATTGCCACTTGGTTTATATATTATTTTTCCGTCTCTTTCGATATATGCAAAATTATAATTCGATGAAAAATTATTTTCACTATATACATTAAAAGTATGATATTGAGTTACATTAGTAATATTATTAATACCAACACCCATCAGAATATTAGATATATAATATGCAACATCTGTAGAGTGTATTACAAATCTTTGGTTATTTAAATTATTTATTCTAACTAAATTATTAAAAACATTGGCAGTAAATATGCTATCTATAATGTAGTTATCAGGTTTAGAAGTCATACTCTTATATTTTAATTGTCTAGTTCGATCTTTTATATCCATAATATGATTATAAAAATAACCTGGCATATCATCCATTCGATATAAATTTTCTCCTATTCCTATAAAAATTGCATTTACATAGTTCATTTTGATTTCCGCTTTAATTGCATTCTCTTCTACACCTCTCAAACTACCTACTAACCAATGCTCATTTGTGCTATTTTCTTCTAATACTAAATTATTTTGTTTTAAACTATTTATATTTATTAAATCTGGATGACATTTTATTTTATTTACTATTTTATTATTCTTGATCTTAGAGCCAAACGATATAATTCTAGTATTATTATTATTTTCTCTCGATATCATTTTAATTAAATTTTGGTATTTATAAATGAATAATCTTGATTCGTCATTTTTCGATATAAATTTTATAGCAGCGTTCATAGCAATTCGTGCATTATTAAAACCCAAATTTAATAATTTATTTAATTTACAGGCTACTACTATACCATTACATTTGCCTAGAATTATATTATTGTTTATATACACATGTTCTAGGACTTGTACATTATTCGTATTTACAGTTTGATCTCCATATCTATAAATATCATTAAAATCTACTCGTTCATAAAAATCATCTAAGTATCCTTCTTTATATATATTATTACTATTATATACATTATTATAAATTAAATATTCATTCTCTTCTCCATATCTATCAGCGACTAATAAATTACCATGTCTATCGTATTTTTCTTGATTATGTTTAGTTTCAAAAAAGTTGATAAAACCTTTATTAGTTTTATTTTTAGGGTGAATCTTCTTGGAGCGATCCATGAAGAG